AAGTCCTTCAGATAAAAGTGAGATTTTAGGGTTTGTAGTGAACCCCCTAAAAAAGGAAACAACAAAAAATTTCCAAAAATATTTAGAAATCAAAATGGATTTTCAAGAAATTTTAAAAAGATACAAAGACAGCGATAAGAGAACCCGTGAATACATGGAATTTTTCTATAAGAACCTTGAAGAAAAATACGGCGAAGTTTCAGAAAGTTTTCTTCCGAGTCTTGACATGCTTTCATTCAACTTGGATTTAATGTTCATGTCTTGGGACGACATTAAAACCAACGGCGTAAAGGATGAAGACAAATACAGAGGACAGAAAAAGTCCGCAAGTCTCCAGAGTTTTTATAACGCACAGAATTACATTCATAAACTTATTTCATATTTCGGTTTTACACCGATGGCGAAGAGCAAAATAAAATCAGAAACAGATGCAGGAGACGTAGCAAAATATTTAGAGAATTTGACTAAATAATGACAGAATACAACATATCAAAAATTTATATACAATATGTTGAGGACATCTTGAATAGAAGGATCGCTTCATGTGAGGCGGTCTTTTTAGCATGTAAACAGTTTAAGGAACGATTTAAAAGGGATGATATTTATTTCGATTATGAAGATGTAGATAAAAGAATAAAGTTCGTATCTAAGATGAAACACTGGACAGGTGTTCATAACGGAAAGAATTTCATTCTTTTACCTTGGCAACAGTTCGCATTTGCGGGGATATTCGGGTGGAAATGGTCTGATAACAATACACGTGTAACCAAGAATGTACTTATAATGCCGGTTAGAAAGAACGGCAAAACAACATTGATGGCTGCAATAGCTCTTGTAATGTGTACGATAGACGGTGAAAACGGCGCTGAATGTGACTTCATCGCCAACTCCAGGGCACAGGCAAACTTGGGTTTCAATGCATGTAAGAACCTGGCCGAATCGATTGATCCAAGAAAGATGGTATATCAACGTTATAGGGATACTATTAAGGTACCTCATACGAAGTCTATCATACAGGTACTTTGTTCTGATTCTATGGCCCTTGACGGATACAACAGCTCATGTACTCTAATAGACGAGTTCCACGCGGCTAAGGACTGGGAGCTTTATAACGTAATGAAGTCGTCCCAGGGAATGCGTTTGCAACCGCTTACCATAGTATGTACTACGGCGGGTTTTCTTCTTGACGGTTTTCCACTTTATGAAATGAGGAAGGTATGTATTGATATATTAAGGGGCAGTAAGACGGACGATACCCAGTTCTCATTAATATACGAACTAGATGACAAAGACGATTATACCGACAAGAAGAACTGGATCAAATGTTGTCCAAGTCTTAACCATACAGTATTCGAGTCCTATGTAGAGGACCAGGTACAGGCGGCCCATAACAATACCGCCCTTGAACTTGGTGTCAAAACTAAGAACTTCAATATCTTCTGTCAGTCTGTAGAGACTTGGATTCCAAATGATTATATTAAAGCTTGTATGCAACAGGTTGATTTACAAGACTTTATTGGTATGACATGTTATGGTGCTGCTGACCTTTCAGCAGTATCTGACTTGACATGTACTACTATAATGTTCCCACCTGATGAAACAAGGGACAAATGGTCTGATAAGTTCGTGTTTAAAACTTATTTGTACATACCTAATTCAGCCCTGGATGAGTCCGTAAACAAGAACATATATAAGAACTGGATTTCAAGAAAGGAAGCGATATTGACTGAAGGAAACGTCGTAGATTACGATCAAATATTGAAAGATCAGGTAGATTTTATGCAGAATAATCCATATAGTCTGTTTACATATGATAAATGGAATGCCACACAGTGGGCCATTAACGCCACCCAAGAGGGTCTTCCTCTTGAACCATATAGTCAGGCGCTCGGTAACTTCAACCAGCCTACCAAGTATATGGAAATGCTTATCAGATCCGGAAAGTGTATTATAGACTATAACACGGCCGTACTTTGGTGTTTCAACAATGTAAGGTTAAAAGTAGACTATAACGACAACGTAAAGCCTGATAAGAATACTAAAGAACAAAAAATTGACCCTGTTATCAGTATGTGTATGGCTTTGGGCGGATACTTATCTGAGAACGGATTGGATGTCGAAATCGTGTAATATAGAAATATTTACGCGATTTTTCAGTTATTAAGCAAAAAAGTTCCTATATTAATATATAGCTAGCACAAATATACCCTTATGTATACTAATGGGTCTTTTTTCACGCAACAATAAACCGGTAAATAATACAGAAAACAGAGATAATGAAAAGCAGGAGTATACTGTTCCAGTAGGTCTTGATTTTTTAACTTCTATACTAGGAAAAGGTGAAGCTACAGCGGTTTCCGCATTCTTTTCAGGTGTTCAGTTGATTTCTTCAACGATAGCTTCAGTACCTATTCATGTACGTAACGTAAAATCCGGTGAAATCATATACAGTTCCGTTGATTCTGCATTCGAGAACAGCCTTTTGAGCAAATTCAATTTGATGAAGCAGATAATCTGGGACCTTTATATCAACGGTAACGGCCTTTTCTATATCAAGAGAGCTGCAGACGGTTCTCCTGTAGAACTTGTATACTGTCCTTATAACTCATATTCAATCATGTATAATGAGGTTTCAAGGCAGTTATATTACTTGATTCCTACTGTTTCTAAGAAGAAAGTAGAGCCGATTAACGTCATTCATCTTGTAATGAACAGCAAAAACGGTGTAATCGGTCAGGGAATTCCTACATATGCAAGGAAACTTCTTGATATCGCTCTTGCTACAGACAACCATGCTAAGAATTACTTCGAAAACGGTGCAAATATAGATGGTCTTCTTAAATCATCTAAACCACTTACAAGTGCTCAAAAACTTGATATTAAACAAAGTTGGCAGACTGTTCATGGTGCTGGCAAGCAAGGTGGAATTGCCGTAATCGGCAACGATATGACTTATACTCCTATTGGTAACAGTGCAAACGACGCTCAGATGATTGAAACCAGAGAGTTTAACGCAAAGGCAGTTTGTCAGTATCTCTGTGTTGATCCTATCCTTTTAGGTATATCCGGTGTAACTAGCTATAATAGTTTGGAACAGAGCCAATTAGCATTTTTATCACACTGTATTTATCCTTTAATTGCATTGATTGAGGCAGAATTCAACAGAAAACTTATCAAACCAAGTGAAAAAGGTAAGATTTACATCGATTTCGATGAAAACCATATAGCATTTGCTGATAAGACCTCAACAAGTAACTTCTATAGCAACCTTGTTAAGAACGGTATAATGACGATTAATGAAGCAAGACATAACCTTGGTTTAAGTCCTATGGAAGGCGGCGATAAGCTTATAATTCCTTTCACTGATGTAAGTCAGAATACTGTAGGAAACGATAAAAATAACGACAACAAAGATAATGAACAAGATAATCAGAAGCAGTAAGGAAATCAGGGCTCATGCTGATTCAAGAACGATTGACGGTTATGCTGTCGTATTCGATTCCTGGAGCAGGGATCTTGGTGGATTTACTGAAATAATCAGACAGAGTGCCATCACCCAGGAACTTTTAAATGAGTCCGACGTGATCGCAAACATCAACCACGACGATAACCTTATGTTGGCAAGATGGGTTGAAGGTGAAGGTACTTTAAAACTTTCATTGGATGAAAAAGGACTCAAATTCGAGTTTGACTGTCCTGAAACAGAAAGAGGAAACCAGCTTTTATGGGATATCAGAAACGGTAACTTATTCGAGTGCAGTTTCTGTTTCGCTTTACCTGATAACGATACTTGCCAAAGATGGTTCAGGGATGAATCAGGTTCCTTAAAGAGAGAAATTACACAGATTGGTTGGTTACACGATGTAAGTATCGTATCACTTGCAGCTTATCCTGCCACTTCTGTAAGTAACAGAGAACAAATCGACATCGAAGCTATTACAAGAAGCCTTGACGAAGCAGAAGCTGAACAGAAAGCAGCTGAAGAACAGGCAAGAAAAGACGAGATTATAGCTACTCTTGATGTCAGATTGAAAGACTTTTTGAATAAAGTAAATATATAATTAATTGACTATGAATTCATTGGAAATTGCTGATAAAAAAGCTCAATTAATTCACAGAAACATGGAAATTCTTGCTAAGGCTAAGGAAGAAGTACGTGAATTAAGCGCAGATGAAGAAAACGAGTTCAAGGCTAACGAAGATGAAATCCAAAATCTTGATGAGGAACAGAAAGAGTTAGACAAAGAGCTTGAAGAAAAAGATTGTTCTGAAAAAGATAAAGAAGAACAAAAATCACACACAAATAAAAATATTATCGATAATAAGATGAAAAATTCAAATTACTCATTAATTGAGGAAATCAGAAATTCAGTAAAGACTGGCGAACAGATTGTTCTTGACAGAGCTTATACAGTTGCAAGCGAAGGTGAAGACCTTGTACAGACTGACGTTTTCCACGTTATCGAGCCTCTTAGAGCAAAGCTTGCTTTAGTTGAAGCTGGTGCTCATTTCATGAGCGGCCTTAAGGGTGACGTTCAGCTTCCTATCATGACTGCAGGTAATGTTGCATGGGCAGGTGAAACAGCTGATGCAACTGACGGTGCTGGTTCATTCAGCAACGTAGTTCTTTCTCCTAAGAGATTAACTGCATACGTAGAAGTATCTCTTCAGTTACTTGAACAGGATACTGTTGGTGCAGAAGAAGCTATCAGAAACGACCTTATCAAGAACATCGCTCAGAAGATCGAAAGCACAGTTCTTTCTTATAATGCTGGTACAGCAACACAGCCTCAGGGTTTAGCATACAACGTTGCTTACACAACTGTTGCTGACTACGACGATCTTTGCGACTTCGAAGCAGGTCTTGAAGAGAATAACGTATATGGTGACATGCACTATATCCTTTCTCCTAAGGCTAAGGCAACTCTTAGAAGCACAATTAAGGGTACAAACAACACTGGTATGATTATGAGCCAGGGTGAAGTTGACGGTGTTCCTGCTGTTTCTACTTCTAACGTTCCTTCTAAGTACTTCTACTATGGTGACTTCAGTAACTTATTCGTTGGTACATGGTCAGACATCATCCTTGATGTTGTTAGAGACAGTGCTTCACTTAAGAAAGGCTGCGTAACTCTTGTAGTTAACATGTACGTAGACGCTAAGGTTGTAAGACCTCAGGCTATCGCAGTTGGTAAGGTAGAATAAAAATTGTTGGCTACTTGTTAGTCGACACATTGTTTCATTTCTATCATATTTATTCAAGTGGGGCGGCTATAGACGCCGCCCCTTTATTAAAAAACAGAGACGATTATTTATGGAATATCTTAGATTAGAAGACATTAAAAAGCACTTAAATATTGATGCCGCATTTACTGATGATGACAATTATTTGACATCATTAGGTACTGCATCTGAAGATGTTGTAAGCAAATACATAGATTATCCATTGTCTCAATTGAAAGATAGTAGTGGTGATATTCCTAATGCTCTTAAGTTTGCTATGCTGCTTTGGATCGGTACCATTTACGCAGTACGTGAATCTACAACATCAGTAAACACTACTCCGATGCCGCACAGCCTTGAAATGCTTTGTGATTTATATCGCGACTATAAATTAACCAATGAAAAGTAATGTACGCTGGACTTTTAAGAGAAAAGATTGAAATATATGATTTTGTAAAGACGAAATCAACAACGGGCGTTATATCAGAGACACAGACAAAGACTTATGAGTGTAGGGCCAAGGTAGGTCATATTTCAGGTTCCAGACAGGTTATAAACGGTGAAATCACTACGCCTTATATGAAAAATTTTGTTTGTCGAATATATGTTCCTGTAGGTGATTCAAGTCAGATTAAGTATAAGGATAAGTTTTACAGGGTTATAAGTATAGACAAGGATCCTGAAATGCAGCAGCAAGTAATTATAGCGGAATTAGTAGAAGAATAATGCAAACAATAGTTAACGATGATTTCAGCGTAATATATGCTAACTGGTCAAAAGAGGTTATGCAGGAAGTTGACAAGGCGTTGAAAAAGTCTATCAGAACTGTTGCCAAAGAGCTTCAAGAACAGACGATTTCAAACGCCAGGGCCGGTATTAAGACATATAACAACCACGCGTTTAACGGCGAAAATTATGAAGACGAAAACATACTTGATGCTGTAAGGATTACGAAGATGCAGCAGCGTTACGATGAGGATAAAATTTATCAGAAGGTACATGTAATGGGTACAGGAAAGAAGAATTCAAAGACTTTCAGGTTCAGATTCCTTGAAAAAGGTACAAAAGAAAGAAGTTATACTGATAAGAAGGGTAACGAACACAGATTAGGACATATAGTAGGCAGAAGATTCTTTAAAAAAGCAAAACAGCAGATTACGGATCCTCTTCCGATTTTTGAGGAAAACATATCCAAGGTGGTACAGAAAATTAATAACGGATGATAAATGAGACAACACAGTATTAAGACTACATATCTGATACATAAAGTATTGGTTGAAAACCAGGACCTTATGACACTTATAGGTGGTGCAGCACATGTACAGTTGCTTATAGGTGATCCTGATATCAATACAACGTATCCGATAATCAATATAAAAAGGGATCTTGTATCTCCTATGAAGTCAAATAAGGATTTCGGTTCAGACAGGGTACAGTTCTCTATTAAAGTATATTCAGACGATTATAAAAGTTCGATTGATATAGCGGATGCAATAAGGTTCGCGCTTGAATGGCACACTTTCCAGGATCAGGATACTGAAATCAGGCTTGTAAATGTAGAGCTTGTTTCATGTTCAGAGAACTGGGTAAGGGACGCTTACGAGCAGTCTTTGACGTTCAATTCCGAAGTTGAACATCCGATTCCTAATCAGACTACTTAAACAAATATAAATATATGCATATAATAAAATTATGAGTAATTCAAATATCCGTATAAAAGGACACGATGTAATGATGTTTTCAGCTGCAGGCGAATCATTTGCTTTCGGTACAAATGCATCAATTTCTATTAACTGTGAACTTCAGGATATCAATGATAAGGATACTTCTATTTACGGTAAGAAAGCACCTGGTAACGTTACCTGGTCATTAACATCAGATCACACACTTTGCTGGGACGAATTCCTTAATTGGCAAGAAAGAGCTCAGAACCAGACAGATCAGAACAGATTATTCATGTGGTATGGTCTTAGAAAGGGTTATCAGGGTGGTCCAGACGAAAACGACACAACTTACGGTAAGCTTTCTTATGTAAACGACGGTGCCGACGGTAACAGAGTTATCGATACCAATACATACGCTCTTTGCGGTTATGTATTCATTGAATCTCTTACACAGAATTCACAGGACGGTGAGTATGGTAACTATACCGTACAGTTCCAGGGTGACGGTAACCTTACAAAAGCTAAATTCACAGCTTAAGACATTCAGGTTAAACATTTAAGCGGCAGGTCTGTATTGTAAAATACAGGCCTGTTTTTCTATATTAATATATATAGCGATAAATATAAATCATTTAAAATATGATAGTAAAAATAGCTGAAAAAGAGCCAGTAGAGTTAAGGTTCACATTCAATTCATTAGTAGAATTCGAGAATAAATTTAATGAACCAATGTCAGTCGACCATTTAAGTTTAAACCAGATGTTGTGGTTTTATTATTATGTAGTTCTTTGTTCAAAGAAGGGATGGCAGACTAACGCCTGGTTGAGTAAGGAAGAATTTGACGAATGGCTTAATGACGATCCTACAGTACTTAACGGTCTTGCTCAGTTCGTAATCGATAACGTCAATATGAACGACGTACTTGGCGGAGATAAAAAAAAAGCATAGAGGAAATAAGTCAGACGGACAAGCAGAGGGCAAGGAAGTTTTGTTGGGCTAAAGAGTTGATGAAAACGCTTGTATTTGAATACAGGATAGTCCCGTTCAGCTATTTTATTGATGAAATGGGTGTAAACCAGGCTATTATGTGTATGGAATACATAAAATGGACGGATATAACGTTAAAATCTCTTATCAGATACAATATTTGGAACATGTATCAGAGCAATGCGTTTTATAAGAATCCTAATAAGGTTGAAAATATCATGGAGCTTCCGTGGGATAAAGAAAACGAAATACATTCAATATCTACAGAATCTGACAAGAAAGAACAGAGAGAAAAGATGAAAGAACTTGAAGAAATGATGAAAAGAGGCAATTTAGTTCAAGAAAAATTTATGTAAAATGATTAAATGGCTGATGAATTAGTATTAAGGGTTGGTAGTGACGTATCGGAGTTAAAAGAAGGTTTACAGGAAGGACAACAGGCGGTCGAGCAGTTTCAGGATACAGCGAAAGGCGCTACTAAGGCCATGACCGATTTAGGTCAGAAAGGCGCCAAATCTACCAAGGATCTTATTTCAGAATTATCTAAAATTACGGGTGCTGAGAGAAACCTCAGCAATTACAGAAGACAGTTGGCCCAGATGACTAAGGACATTCAGGACTTGACTGTAAATTACCGTAATTTATCAGATGCCGATAAAAATTCTGATATCGGCAAACAGACACTTCAGAGAATAAATGAGTTAACCAAGAAAGCCAGCGAATATAAGGACGCTGTTTTGGACGCGCAGCAGGCCATTAAGGTACTTGCTTCAGATACGGCTAACTGGGATGCTGCTAAACAAGGTATACAGGCTCTTTCAGGTGCCCTTCAGGGTATCGTATCAGTAGGTGTTCTCGGTCAGAAATCCACAGACGATTTAGTAAAGGTTATAGCTAAATTACAGGCCGTTGAAAAGGGTTTCAACGGTGTTATAGCCGTAACAAATGCTTTACAGAAGCAGAGCGCTTTAATGCAGGGTATAATGCGTATTCAGACAGCTGCATTGACTAAGGCTACAGAGATTCAGACAGGAGCGACTGTAGCTCAGACCATTGCACAGAAGGCCATGAATTTAGTTGCGAAGAGTAATCCATATTTATTGCTTGCTACCGCCATACTTGCGGTAGCCGCAGCTGTAGGTACATGGTTAGCTGTAAGTAAGAGAAATGTCGGTGTTCAGAAAGATTTAGCCGAAGCACAGGAAAACGTTAATAAGGCTTTAAAAGATTCTCATGAAGAATCAGGTAAGACTATTGCTAAGTTCGTATTACTTGAAAGACAGTATAAATCACTTAAATCAGAAGCTGAGAAACAGACTTGGATTAACAAACACCAAGAAGAATTCAAAGACTTAAACCTTGCTATTACTGATGTAAATGACGCTGATAACATCTTTATTAATCGTGCAAAGGATGTTATCAAGGCTATGAGACTTCGTGCAGAAGTATCTGCAATGATGACACAATATCAAGAGGAATACGCAAAGGCATACAAGAAATCTCTTGAAATCGAAGAAGGCAGACAGTCTTCATTTATGTCTTCAGGTTCATTCAGAAGTGATTGGAGAAAAGCCGGTTTAACAGAAGGTGATTATACACATACAACAACCACCATGCAGTCAACGGCCGGTGCTTATTCTCAAAGTGTTTATTCATTAACCCCTTCTGGTATTCAGAAGATGAAGGATTACTGGAAGAGACAGGGTGAAGCATCAATGGAAGCATTCAACGAAGGTATGGCAGGTACCATTACCTTGATGGAACAAAAGCTTGCTGAAGCTGAAAAACTTGAGAACAGCTTACCTCAGTATAATCCTGGCGGTAACAACAACGGCGGTAACAACAACGGTAAACCTGAACCTGCTTATAAGAACGAGATTAACCTCCTTGAACAACAGAATGCGGCTTTGGAGGAACAGAAGAAGCTTGTTGAACACCTTTCAGACGAATGGAAAGAATTAGATAGACAGATAGAGGAAAATAAGAGAAAGATTCAGGAACTTAAGGAAGAAGAAGAAGCCTGGAGACGTTCTCAGAACAGAACACAGTTTACACCTATTCAGCCTCTTCCTACAATACAGGGTAAGGTTGAATATTCAGGCGGCAATACCATTAAACCGAGGGTAATTCCTCCTACACCTCAGGAACTTAATAAGTTATATCAGGACGCATGTTCTAAGGCCGGTGAAATAGCCGACTGGGTAAGGATAGGCGTTATTGATAAGGACAAGGGTAAGGAGATGATTGAAGGTATTCAGCAGACCGTTAAGGATGCCGGTATAACCATTGATATTCCTGTAAATATAGACGCTGAATCACTTGACAATTTAAGGGGTAAGATTGAGGCTTGGACAGACGTATTCTCAGCACCTATAAGTGCAATTAACAGTATTAAATCCGCTTTCGACAGTCTTCAGGAAACTATGGAAGATCCTGATGCAGATGGTTGGGATCAGTTCTTCGCGGTATTCCGTGTAGGTGAATCAATAATGCAGGCAGTATCAACGGCATTAGGTGTTGTGGCTACGATTACTGAACTTCTAACCGCAGCCAAGAGAAAGAACACCCAAGCTACTATTGCAGATACAACGGCGGAAGCCGCTTCAATAGGAGTTAAGGAAGCATCAGCCGGCGCTTCTATAACAGAAGGTGCAGCAGAAGGTCTTTCAGCTGCTACAAAAGGCGCCAAATCAGTTGCAGATATTCCTGTCGTAGGTTGGATACTTGCGGGTGTTGCATTGGCTACTTTGATTGCAGGCGTTATTGCAGCAGTATCAGCAATTAAGGGATTCGCAGAAGGTGGTATCGTAGGCGGTAATTCTTACTACGGCGATAAGATTCTTGCAAGATTGAATTCAGGTGAACTTATTGTTAATCAAAGAGACCAAGAGAAATTATGGAAGCAGATGAATTCAAGTCCCGTAGTTCAGAATACATACCAGCCTGCAGGGGTAAACGGTAAGGTAGAGTTTGTAGTAACAGGTGATAACCTTGTCGGAGTACTTGAAAATTACAATAAAAAAATGAATAACATATAATGAATTTTTACGGTTATTTCAATAACAGGGAAGGAACACATTACGGTATAGAAATCAGTACGCCTACAGGCGCTCAGGAGGTCGACTTAATGTTAAGTGACAGTCCTGCAACATTAAAGACTTCTTCAAGGGGTCTTTTTTCTCCTATCAAATCACGTTCATTAACTGTCGAGATAGTATCAAAAGATTATTATTTTGACCTTTATGAACCTACTTCAAGGGGTACTCATGTAAAGCTTTTTGAGTTCGAGTATCAGGAAGGTCATGAAGGTGACGTAAACCATATCAATATAATCAGGAATTACTTCTTCGGTTATCTTAAACCTGTATCTTATTCACAGGACTTCACTTATTTGGATAAGATTCAGCTTGAAGCTGTTGACGCAGTATCTACATGTAAAGATTTTAAATGGGACAATAACGGCCAGTATAATTCATTATTGGATATTCTTTTAAGCATATTGAAACCAGCCGGTTACAGGGGTGATTTATATATTCCTGCCGATTATACACATATAAATACAAATGCCATTACTGAAACGGTAGCCGACAAGTTATTCGTATCAAGTACAAACTTTCTTGACGATAACGAAGAAAGGACTCCTTGGACACAGTATGAAGTACTTGAAGAGATATGTAAATTCATGTGCTGGTCATTGGTTCCTGACGGTGATGATATATGGTTAATTGACTACAGGGCAGAGAATTTAGGTTCCGTTAAATATTATAAATATGATATACAGAGTTCAGAATCAAATGGTTATTATGATTCACCTGCATCATTGACTGATATAACAGTAGACAATATGGCTCCGGGTAAGTCAAAGATTGATATCGATGATATTTATAACAAGATCGAAGTATCGGATAATCTTTATAAGATAGATGAAATCAGTCCCGATATCTTCGACGACGATACGCATATTTCTATTACAGAAGAGAAAGATTTAGGTGCAGATAAATCAAAATGGTCAACGGTAAGAAGAAGAAAATTCTTATGGTGGGAATGGGACGATAACAAGGAATATCTTGAAGGTACAGACTATCAGACCTTATGTAGGTTGAAACCTGAATCAGGCTGGGTACACAAGTATTATAACATGTCAGACGGTTCATATATCGGTAGTTCAGATAATCCTTTATATGAAGAAGGTTATTACAGCGCCGCAACTGCTAATAATCCTAAGCAGAGACCTTGGAAAGGAAATAAGACCATTCAGACGGTTAACACACACTGCTGTTTGTTACAGCATTACGCTTATGTAGATGAATCACATCCTAACAACGTGCCTAGCACTATCGACTGGTCGGATATACTTACTTTCTTCATTATGGGGCCTACTATGGAGAGTATACCTCTTGCTCAGATTCATACAATGGAACATCCTGTATTAGAATATACCATACCTGAAATAATTCAGTGGAAGCCTTCTACGGGTAAATCATGGATCACGATTAAAGGTTCATTATTCTACCAGGGCAGATGTGAATACAAAGACGGTAAGAAGACCAAGGTACTTACTATCATTAATTCTGACGAAGGATGGTATGCTACTACTCCTATCGACAAATCAATGTCAAACGTACCTAATGATATAAAGGTAGGCGGCTGGTTTTCAGTAAGAAGTGAAAGTGATCCTAATTATGGTAAGGGATTCCAGATGTGGAAGATGAAACTCCAGGTAGGAGACAAGTACTGGAATGGTACAAGCTGGACCTCAACTGAATCAACATTTTATCTTAACTATAACAATAATCCTGACAATGAGGGTGACGAATATGTACCTGCATTTACATGGATGGACGTTGTAAGTAACACTACATATAAGGACCAGGTAGGAGAAGACTGTTATGCAATTCCTATCGACAGTGAGAAGCTTTCAGATCCTTCATTCGGTTCATTGAAGCTTACTATATATTCACCTTTGATGTTTCCTCTTGAATTGATTAATGGATTGAATCAATACTTTCCTGGTGCCGCTGTATCATTCGGTACAGGCTGTATACCTGTAATATTCTGTAAGGATTTCGAATTAGGTTATGTTTATACCGATACATCCGTATGGTGGAACAACCACGACGATTCCAATACTACAGACAAGGTATATATCGGTTATATAGACGACGACTATGTGCAGGATTTCGACGGTCTTACATGTAAGATTAACACATCCATTAAAGACAAACCTATTTCAAGGAGTTATGTATCTACAAACAACGGATACCTTGCTTCATTGAAGCATGTAGCGGGAGATACTGATAAAGAACAGGAATACAATATAGTAGACCTTTACCTTGACCACCATTCAGACAGAAAGGTAATATATAACAGAAACATGAAAGGTTATTTCAAACCTTATCAGAAATTCTCAAAACCAGGAAACAATGACGGAGAAGGAGAACTTGACGGTACTTTTATGATTGATACTCAGTCATTTGATTTCAGAGAAAATAACAATAAAATTAAGTTTATAGCATTCTAATGGCAAATCAGAGAATATATAACGTTTACGACCGTAACAAACAACCAAGAAACAAATACGGTATCATATACGACAAGGATGTAATAGGCGGTACCAGTATATATAATTCATCTAACAACCAGGTAGGTGTTGAGATGTCTTCACTTCCCGACTTCAGGGGTGCTACACGTACGGAAGACGGTGTTAGGGGTATAGTACCTTCACCACTTGCCGGACAGAATACATGGTTCTTACAGGGTGCAGGCGGATGGACAAGGATACCTGCATTCGAGTGGATTACCGATTTTCCTGAGTCAGACGGTCTTGAAAAAACAGGTATACAGGTAAACGGAGACTTGAACGTTACTGATACGCTTACTACAATGAACCTTGAAGTACAGGGCGCCGCCCATTTCTTTGAGCTTATTGTCGATAAGGTAAAGGCCCAGGGAGGTACAATACTTGTTTCTCCTTCCATGTTCCAAGTAGATTTCGTAGGAGGATCTGTAAATTATAATATATTTGACGCTTCTGACAATAATCCGCTTATTAACCTTATTTCTTCACGTGCGGATATATATAATATATTGACAGCCAATAATGTAGAAAATATCAGATGCAGAAGGTTATGGCAGAGGAAAGACGACGGAAACAAGGCTATTAAGAATGAGTGTCAGATCGGCGACATGATGCGCTGTAAGTCATTTAATATTGATCCGGACGTTTACAGGAATGTAGGTAACAAAGACTATTGGACATTCGTATGCAACACAAGTGAAGGTGAATATACAGATTATGAAGGAAACTCTTATCCTGCTTTCTATATAGACATAGCCTATACTTTAAGGGACGTAAACGGACATAATTATCCTCTTGGTACGATATTGTTCGCAGACGGTTCAACACCTGTTTATCCTAAGGGATATACAGAGATTACGGACGCATTAGAGCTTAAGGTTACTTCACAAGAAGCCCTTGACGGTACAAGCAACATAGAATGGCCTGAATACTTTGAAAACTCTGAATGGACTTCCATTATGGAACAGGTAATCAAAATCAGAGG